TTAGTCTTTGCTGTATGCAATTTTGAGCAACTTTTCCTTCAGTGCCTTGATGCTTTTTTCGGAGTTGTTCTTTAACGTGACTTGTCGCAACCCAGCTTGCTCAGTCCATTGAATTTGCCCGTTAGTGATTTGCTCCAACGAAATTAGCCGCTCAGCAATGCCGTTTTCATCTATCTTGAATACACGCCCAGGTGATCCATAGTCATGTGCCACACGATCAAAAGCCATGACCGAACCAGATGCCTCAAGACGCTCCCAATAGTCGAGCAACGCATACCCGAAAATTCCATCGTGCAACGTGCGCTTAGCCCCCCTGCGGAACTCAAAAGAGTCTTTTGAGTTATGAACGATCAGTCCCAACTCACCCAATAAAGGCTCACTCAAATCTTCGGGGGAGTCGCTGTTAGCACGCGGAACGTAGCTTCGAATGCAGCACTCCACATCTCGCTTCAGTGTTGCCTGCGAAATTTTTGCTTTTATGTTCTCCAGTTCACCTGCAATTGCCTTGCCGATGAAGTCTCTGTCGAACACCTGCTGCACTACATGATTAAATAGGTAGTACCAAGTTGTCGTCCGTTCGGGATTGCTTGCAAGAAACCAATGCATCAACCAAACGGTTGAAATGTTTTCGCAGTAGGGGTCTAGCCCACGAAATTCGTTGAACAGTGCATCTGCTACAGATGTAACCTTGTATGAGTCATTGCTTTCTTCGAGAACGTTGCATGCAACGGCCCAAAAACGAATTGAGCTGACCATGTTTTTTCCAACGCCGAAGTCAACAATCGCCTCCTCATCAGCGAATATATGCTTAGGTGCCTCGCCAAAATAAGGGCGGTTTTCTACGGCATCAAAGGCCTTTTTAAGCCACAACTGTCGCAGCGGAAAGGTCTCATGACCCGAGAACTGAGGTTTCTTGCCAAGGATCGAATCATTCATTCGACGATGATACCTCTGAAACTGGAGAGGTTAACCAGTTCGGTGTGTTTTCTGGAAATGCTGTTGTTTTATACATGTCTCGGTAATTTTCAATCGAATTTACAGTCATTTAAATTCCCAAATTGCTTATTCATTAAATAATGTTATTTCTTTAAGTTATATACGTATCCAATTCACGCACCCGAGGCAGCGATCACGCGCTGCCCTAGAGGTCCAGCGCCATCAATTACGGATCAGTTTAACCAGTCATTTTTCGCATGAACATGCAGCGATACCCCATCAGAGCGGAGGTGACCAATCTTGTAAGCCACTTATGGACTCACTTGAGATTGCTGGTGATGCCACTTCTGAAACGCCAAAACCATCAATGTAGTTTGAGCGGCGTCAGCAGCTAATTGCTTACAGCCTACTGCGAGCGCAATGCCTCCGGAATCAGATACAGCGTCGGGGGCGCTTGCTGCAGTTCGATTGGCAACCTCGGGAACGGAGGGCACGGGGTTAAGTCCGTGGCTGGGCTCGAAGCGCAGCCCGTCATCATCAGGACGCACGATAGGCCGAAACCCAAGCAACAGCCTCTTATTTTCCTGAAAGTCATTGGATATCTCCTGATTGATAGATTGCTGCGATTGAACAATGTCAGCTACACGTTGCGCCTGTTTTGCCTGAACCGTGGCTGCACGGATCTTTTCCTCATCCCACGCTTCTTGAACCTTGCGTTCTCCGATCTGTTCTCCACAGATCAACACCATGAGCAAAAACAGCGCGCCCATGGCATAAGTCCACTTCGCCAGGAAAATCTTGTTGAGCACACTCATTTTTCGCCCCCGTCAAGCCCCAGTAGCTGATGCCTTTGAATCACACTGATCACCTTGTCTGCATAAAACGGATCTGTGGCATATCCTGCTTTGAGAAGCGCACGGGCAAAGGCATCGGCGGTCAAGCATGCAAAGCAAGACTGATAGCGAGGGTTCTGTCTTAAAAAGTTGGCATGGTCATCGATGCTGGACTGCCAACTGGCGTACTTTCGCCATTTGGCTGGAACAACAACCCATTGCCCTTTGATGAACTCTCGCGTGTTTAAAGTAAGGGTCTCGCCTCGCCACCGGCTGTCAGCCTTGATCCCGAAGAGATTGTTCCCTGTCTTTGCCAGTCCAGATTCGCCCCAGGCAGACTCAAGCGCCGCCTGCGCGATCGTGATGCTGGCAGGAACCCCTGACTTTCGTTGGGACTCCAGCGCCGGGCTAGTCAGGCGCATGATGAACTCTGTTGGGTTCATAACAGCTCCTTCACATCTTTGGCAACCTGGTCGATGGATGCATCTCGCCGCTGCTCAATGAAAGTGAAAAGCCAACGGACCATGGCCCATCCGGGCAAGCCGCATGCAAAGATCAAACCGCCCATGGCGCACAGGCCCACTGTTGAGAACGCCCAGTGGTGAAGCTGGAAATACTCGATCGTGGTTGCACCACCGCCAATGCTTGAAACCACCGTGCTGATCAACCCCACTGTCCACTCCCGCTTATCGCGAGGTGGCGTCATGAGCATGACCACGACTGCGGCAAGCGTTGCGCCACTGGCTGCGGCAGCAGCCGTTCCACCAAAGGCTTTGTATGCAGCGGCGGCACCTGCCATTCCGCTGCTCGTTGGTTCTGGCATTTGATAACTCCCAAAAAAATACCCGCCTGAATTGCTTCAAGGCAGGTTGTGAACAACTCGTTCGTTTATGTTTGATCGGCTGTGTGAACCGCAGCGCTTTCTGCCACGCAGGTCACCTCCACCAAATCAGCGCGGGGTTTGACACTCATCACGCGCGCCATCTGGGCCCAGGTCTGTCCCACCCCAAAAGCAAAGTGCGTTCGCTCCTCACTTCCACCGGTTTGGATCCCAACGCTCGGCGCTTGTTGCAAAACGGCATGCCGATCTGTCGCTCCGCGCGTCACACCCATCGGGTCAGTCACAGAACCATCCAAGCGCCTCAACGCGATGTAGTGATTCGCCCCTGTTTGCCAAGGCAAGCGTTCAGAACAGACCAGCACCCTTGATGCGCCATCCCAAGACAAGGCCTCACCACTCACACCCCAGCTGGGCATGTCATGGCTGATGGCCACCAAGTCCCCGTAGGTCGGGATAAGCCCTTCAAGCTCCGTCCTAAAAGTGATGATTCGCCTGCGGTACCGATTGGCTGCCGCGATGTACTTCCCCTCGCGCATCGCTTGAGACTTGTCGGTACAACCAAAGAGCTTCAAGCGAGCAGGCTTAGACAGAGCCGACCCCACAAGGGCCACCGTGACTTCATCAGGCTTCCAGCTCTTAGGATTGAAGTACTCCACCGTGACCGCGTCCGCTGTTGCGTCTCCGGGCATCACGTACTGAATCTTCAAACTGCTGCGCACGATGTTTCGCGTGGAGAACAAGGCCACGGGGATGGTCTTAGGTTCATCTCGAACGATGCGCACGATGCCACCTTGCAAGAATGGCACCGCGCGACCCGCTCTCGCAATCTGTCCCATGGCATCCCAGACCGTCAGGTTCTGGTCGAACACGCCATTGAACGAATCCCCACGTACAGACCACACACCATCCAGTCGTGCGAGTGCATTCAGGTCAATCTTTGCGTCAGATAAAGCTGCCGCGTAACTCGCGCGCGCTGCATCTGCAAAGGCCCAAGCAATTGAACGGGTGGCTTGAGGCGCACTCCAGCCTGTGGTCTTTGACCAAACAGGTAGCTTTCGTGTGACCAAGCAATTCACCAAACGAGATGACCGCTGCGACAAGTTGTCCGTTGCACGCATGCGCAATGCCAGCAAGGTCAAATCAGATGGCAATGCTGGATTGACCAGATAGCCCTTGGCCTGTCCCCAGCGAAGTTCATGCCCCGCACGAGTACTGGCGTCTTTGATGTCCAACCTTTGAACACGTACCTCGTAGCGCCCTGCACCCACTGCGTATTTGTAGGTTCTGCGCTGCGCTGTATTGGTAGCTGCCGAGTAAGACTCATCGGCAAGGTGAAGCCATCCGGAGGTGGCATCTCCATCGTCGTTGATGGCTCTCGCCTCAACCCGCCATTGAACAGTTCGACTATCCAGCGTCCCGCCGTCAGTCGCGTAGTAAAGCCCGCGCATCATCACAACATCAATGCCAATCTGACTAACCTGAGTCCCCGCAGGATTGAGTGCGAACGGGCCAATGATGCTGCCGCCCGTATCAGCGACGGCAATCAACTCCTGCCCAGTCACCTCAACCGCTGTCACCACATCGTTGTTGAACAAGGTGTTTTGACCACCTGGCTCAATGACTTGGGCCTGCACTTCTTCAAACGAAGAAATGGGGCTGTCATCAATCGAGAGCTCTTCAAACTGAAAGTGCCCAATACCGATCACATGGAGCTGGTGCAAATACTCCCCGTTGTCGACGTACTCCGTATAGGGCATCGCTGCCAAATCCGGATAAATCAGATGCTGCCCATACACAACAGGAATCGGCTGGGACAGTCGTCCGTAGTTGCCACGCGCCTGCAGTGAGTAAGTTGGACTCGGTGAAGATGAACTGGCGGTTGCATTGGGCAGACTCTGATTGGGTAGCGGCACCAAGGCATTGACCAAGATGGAACCCGTCACAGCGATTGCGGCCGATGCCACCGAAGTCGCTACCGCCCCTGAATACCCGAACGATGCGGCCAGCTCAGCACCATAGACGTTAGCCACAACCAATACGGCAATCATCAAAACCGTCTGTAACGGGTTCTTACCTCCCCCGCCTCCACCTTGTGGCAATGACACCAGTGCGATGACATCTCCCGCATCGATGGGGGTCACGTTGCGCTCGGCCATGAGCACAGGCTTGCCGTTCTTGAGCACCAGCGTTGGTTGCTCAAAAATGATCTGCTCTTGGTTCATCCATTGGCTGATGGTTGGATTCCCCTGAACATAGTGAATGTCCCGCTCATGAGGATCGAATGGGTTCCGAAGCCAAATTACGACACCGTCATTGCTGCTTGACATGGATCACCTCGAAATGCATAAAACCCCTCGACACGCCAGCCATGACGGTCAAGCGCCCACAAGTCCTGAAACACCACACCCACCCCTTGCGCGCAATGCAACACGCCCCCGCCATCGACGTCTAGCCAAACACCGACATGCACCGGATATCTGGACTGACGCATCAGCACAGCGTCCCCATGCCTGGGAGCGGACACGCGCTGCCAGCGTTTTCTCTCGGGGTGCTCATTGAATGTCTTGAGCACCACACGCAGACTCAGCGCATCCACAGGGATAAGTGGAAGCTCACGTCCGAAGTGCGTTCCTTGGACCCATAAAAAAAGGCCCCAGCAGTCAAATGACTCGGGGCCTCGCGCGCCTGCTATCCATGGGCAACCTATGTATCGGTGCGCCCAGTTGCGGTCTGTTGGTTTCATGACTTACCCATCACCGGGCAAGTCCCGGAAACTCTGTCGATGTGTACAGCCGCCCCGGAAATGCTTTGTTCCCGATATCAACCATCCGCGCTCTTGCGGTCACACGCATCACATCCGCCTCCACCTCGGTTAGTACCAGCGTGATGGGAGGATCCATCTGCGGGCCTTCGACATCGTTTGACAAATACGGTCGATAGGTCACTTCGATGGAAGCATCTGACTCCGACGCAGCATCAAGGTATTTGACGATCTCGCGTGAGACGTTGTCCAAGGTCAGAACGACCTCAGGAACAGGTGCGATGTCCACAGGCGGCAAATCTAAATCGAACCCCATTGCCACAAACCTCACCGTTTCACTTGAGTTCAACGGTGCCGAGGCTTCGAGGCGCGCAAAGAGGTCTTGTTGGTCTCGCACCACTCGGATGGCTGTCGTCACACCCGACTCATTTTTAAACTCCGGGTGCCGCAACTCCAAGGTATGCAGGATCACCACATCCGATGGCGCACTGGCATACGCCTCTCTTATGGCGTCGGACAGAGAAGCATCAGGCATCAGATATACCAATAGGAATAAAGCGTCGCTCTGGCACACCTTGACTTACACCCGCAGACAAACCAAAGATATCTGAACGACTCTCAGGCAAATCGCCCTCAATGCGGGAGACAGAACACCCTGTCAGATGCTCAACTGCAGCGACAAAAAATGGAACATGATCCGAGTAGGCGTTATCACACGCGGCATCCCACAACGGCCCCTCTAAAAACATACATGCGCCCTTGCACGCCTGTACAACGGGGCAATTCATGCACTCTTTGCGATGACTCCAGTGGGTCGAAGTTTTAACAGCCACAGAACTCAAATCAGAAAGATGGCCCGCCTTGTGCGACTCCCCATTCGGAGCAATAGAGACTGCGCTCACGTTTTGGCAAGTCAGCACATTGCCATGGAGATCAACTGCCAAGTTGTCTGCGTTGTCCATCCCGCACTTCTGCCCTAAAACAGATGCAGGCCGTCTCTCCAAAATACTCTTCGCCCAATCTCGCATGCGAGCGTTTGCGACATCAAGAGAAACAATTCGTCCACGTCGAATTTCATCTAGTGACTGGCGACGAAATGCAAATGCTTGGTCGTCAGATTGCAATGAGTTAGCCAAACCGCCTGCGTCATACGGATCCACGAATGCCCCCTCACCGATGACAAGAGTTGGGTCTCCTGTGAGTTTGAGGAAGAACTGAGCAATCGCCTCTCGGCTGGTGTTGGTCCGGTGCACCATGGCATTGAACGAAATGCGCCGCTGCGGAGCCAAACGCTCATACAGATCCAAGATACCGGCTTTGGCTTGTGCGTCCTCCAGCGGGTCAGGCCCTCGTGCAGGCTGCCCGGGACCGTCGTGGCTAATCCCCACACCAAACCCCATCTCATCAAGCCACGCATTGATTTCGGGGGTGAGGAGCGTGCCGTTGGTCACCATGCCAAATGAAGCATTTGGAAACTTAGAACGCAATTGCTCAGCCAAAGGCTTGAGCGTCTTGATGTACACCAGCGGCTCACCACCCCAAAACTCGATCCGTTGTGGAGACTCACTCAAATTCTCCTCAAGCAAGGCCATGAATGCAGGCACATCATCTTTGGTCGTTTCCTCAGCATGGGGAACAAACCTTTGGCTGCAATAGTCACAGGCATAGTTACAAGAGAGACCGAGCTGAATTTTTAAGACAGCTGGAGATGACTTGCCGCCTGGCGCATATTGACTAATGGCTTCAATTGCTCCAACGCTCCAACTTTTATCCACATACGGCAAGGGCCATGACGAACCACGCGAATCAAGCAGCTCACTTGTTTGGTTGTCATAGATGAGTGAAACATCCTGCCCAAGACGGTCGTGGGCTTTCAACTGAAATCGGGCCATTACAAGCTCTCCTTTGCTGTCGACTGCTCTGTCTCTTGAAATGCCTCAGGACATACGGCACGACAAACTTCTTGAGCACTTTGAAATGGCAACTTAGCCAAGTGATACTCACGACGAGAGCGCACACGCTCACCGTCCATGACTTCAACAATCAGCAAGACTTCTTCCTCACTGATTTCTTCAACGGATGCTCGTAGCATTTACATCACCTTCACTGTTAGACAAATTGCAATAAAGCTCACAGTAGTTGTGAGATGCGACGCGCAGGGTGACAACAAGCAGCGTGCGTGTGCCCTGTGCATTGAATGGATTGCTCTCGTGCCAAACCCTTGAGGGATGGATGACAACCAGGCCTGGATAGGTTTCGATGTGGCGCAGCTTTTCCCAAAATGGAAACCCCGCCATGGGGCGGGGATCTTGAAGGATGAGCTCACCGTCACCAATGGTCCAATCGCGCTCTATGGGCAAGAGCCTGCCGTGGCCGCAATCCAAATAGAGACACAACACATGGTCACAGGTGTGGTGATAGTGAGGCTGCGCGCGCATACCCTGCTGGTAGTGAACAGGTATGCACCTAGCTTCAATCAAAAGCTCTCCAGCGTTTCTGAGTCCGTGTGCTTGGGCGAGATAGCTCCGATAAAGCGTATCAACCCATTGGCGAAACTGAATCCACACCGGGGGAGCCAGCGCCTCATGGATTGAGTGAAACAAGTTCAACTGAACCCTTAACTTCACATCCACATCGGGCAATGCATGCTTCGGTGGATTGGCTTTGTGGTTTTTGAAACGCTCGACAGCAAAGCCCCGAAGCTGCCCCATCTCTGAGTCAGACCACGGCGCTTTATCCGTCAAAACAGGCGTTGGCCAAAGGTTTTCAATCATTGCCCTACCTCACAAGCAAACGCCACTGCAATGCGCAGCGCATTGCAGTACCGAGACATGGGTCGCACCGAGTGCGGCTTTGTCCCATCAATGCAAACCAATCGATTGGGCTTCACCATTGCTGCAGCTTCGATTTCGCCGTCTTGGTCTAAAACGATCAAATCTCCACCCCAATCCGGATCCCATTTCTCAACGGGGTACCAAATCACGGACCTCGCCTGTCCCGCAAACTCTTGTGGAAAGTCACGATGCAAAGACGCTTCGTCTCCAAACGATTGCACATTGACCCACACGCGGGTGAGTGAGACGCCCTTGAAAAATTCAGCCTGAACAAGGCGAGCCACATCAGCCAATGGACTAGCCTCACGCAAGAACCCTTCAAACGTCAGGTCATGTCGCCATGCCCCATCGTCATAGTGGTGCTTGTAGGTACCGGGAAGCACAAAGTTTCGGTGCCAAAAAACTCCCGCAGATCCCGAGTGCGCCTTCCATCCATAAACGAGGGGCTGTCCCAAAAGCCAGCTTCTAGTTTGGTTTGCAAGTTTTTCATCGATGAAGTCATCCAAGATCTTCATTGAGCAACTCCTGAAATTGGCGACACCTTGAATTCAAAGTGGATTTCCACTGAGGGTCGCTCTCCGTTGTAGGGGTGGGAGTGATGCGCCAAATAGCTTGGAAAAACCAAAAGCATGCCTGGTTTGGGATGGATGATTTCTGATCGCCACCCCTCCCAAGGTAACTTGCGGCTGCCATAAGCACCGCTCGGATTAACGAGAACAAATGCCCCCGAGTAGTCTTGGCGCTCAGGGTCTGGACGCGCATCTGCATCCAACCAATAGACAGCCGACAGATCTGTGTCTTCAACGTGAAGCGGGATGAATTGACCTTTGTAGGTGATCACCTCTCTCGCCGTGGCGTGGTCGATTGAACACGCATAGTTATCCACAATCACTTTGCGAACAAGCTCGTCTAGCCCTTTGAATTTTCCATCTCCTAGTTGACTCAACAGGCTTTGACGATTTTGACGGGACCAAGGCTGGCCGTTGGGGTTCAACGTTGCATGAACGGCTAGCGCATGTAAATGCATCAAAGCCATCTGCTCTTGTGGAAATTGATGAATACCTTGGTAGATTCGGCAAGCAAATATGTCGCGCGTCATGTGATGCTCACCTCTAAGTCTGCAGCCCCAAGGAAAAACTTGAAACCAGCCTTGATCCTGGCTTTGTCTCCCGGCTGGAGGCCAAGCGCCATGAACTTAGCTGTCGCCGTTCCGTTTATCGTCCTCACACGTGACTTGGGCAAATACCCATTCACTGCTTCGAGATAGATCTCTGCGTCTTTTTCAAGAGGCTCGCCATCCGCATCAACGATCTGCAGCTCGAATTCCATGCTTTCATTTGCTGGACATTCGGACGCACCAGAAATCAATACGTCAGGCATCACGATCAACTCGCGTACGTAAGACGATGCGGAATATGAGGTCCGGATGATGTCGCCTTCATTCAAGCCGTAGATTTCACAATCGCCACGATCAACATCTGGGCTGATGTTGGCGGTGATGACACAATCATCAAATTGACTATCGGCAAATGGGACTGCGAGCCCAACTGAGAAGTTGTTGCGATAGGTCGTCAACGAAAACTCAGGCGCAGACATGCGAGTCGGCAATGTGACGGTGTACAGCGGTATTGGGCGACTCCAGTCACGTTGGTCCCATCGATATGTCAAGTGCCACGCCTGCCGATCTGACCAAGCTCGGTTCGCTTTGAGCTCTGTAAAGGACAGGACTGA